AGGTGTTCAAGCCGCTGTAGTTAACAACAAGATTGAAATTTATGCTATTGGCTCATCCGCAAGTAATGGTACATTAGTAGATGGTAAGGTTGCATTGGCCAATTCAGCAGGTACACCATTGGCAACATTAGGTTTAACTGCTGGAACATATGCAAGTCCAGTAACCCAATCAAGTTCTTATACAATAGTTCCAAGTTGGGAAACAACAGCAACAACATCACGTCCAACAGGCAGTACTTGGATGAAGTTGGATAAACAAAATAATGCCGTTGATATGGTTATTAAATCATATTCAGCTACAACTAAAGTTTGGACAGCACAAACAGTTACAGCATACGATACAATCGTTGCCGCAACAACAGGTTTGGGCAGTTCAGATCCAAGAACAATTGCAGTAGGTACATTATTTGTTGATCATGATGTTAATGAAGTAGAAGCATTGTCATTAAAACCATATCGCCGTGCAAGAAATACAGCAACACAAGTAATTGGTGCTACAACTTCACCAAGTTTTGTAAATGCTGAAACATTTACTATTGGTGGTACAACAGTAACATTAGGTGGTACAACTGCAACAGATTTTGTTGCCGCCGTAGCACTTGCTAGTATTACAGACGTATCAGCCGTAGTAGAATCATCTGGCGCAGTAAGTATTTCACATGCTAAAGGTGGTAATTTAATATTGCGTGATACATCAGGTACACCACTAGCAGATGCTGGTATTAATAATGTATTAACCAATGTTTATTCATTACCGAATGCTGATTTAATTGGTACAAACTGGGAAGAGTTAACATATGAAGCAAAAACAACCGAACCAATTACAGATCCATCTCATGGTACTTATTGGTATGATACAACATTAGCAGCTGATATTATGGTTCATGATGGTACAACTTGGAAAGGTTATAGATCAATAAATCCTGATTTCCGTGGCTTTGATTTAACAGCAACAGATCCAGCAGGTCCACAGTTTGCCGCATCAGCACCATTAAAACAGTCGGATACAACCGCACTTGTAAATGGTGATTTGTGGATTGATACCTCAGATTTGGAAAATTTTCCAAAACTATATAGATATCAAACATTAAAATGGGTGTTAATTGATGGTTCAGATCAAACATCAAGTAATGGTGTGTTGTTTGCTGATGCAAGATGGCAAACAGAAGCAGATGCAATAGCAGGTGGTGTATCAGCAATTGGTGCAGGTACAGCAAGTAGTATTGTTTCACTATTAACTGATCATTTCTTAGATCCAGACGCACCAAACCCAGCAAGTTCACCACGTGGCATGTTATTATGGAATACACGTCGTAGTGGATACAGTGTTAAACGGTATATCAAAGAGGCCATAAACACAACTACATATGCCGCAGGAAACCCGCGTTTTGGTCCAGCAGATTCAATTGGTGATTACTATCCAGATCGTTGGCAGAATGCCGCAGGTAATAAAACAAACGGTTCTATGTATGCCGGTCGTAAATCACAACGTCAAGTTGTAGTTGCCGCAATGAAGTCTGCAATTGATGCAAACACAGATATCCGAGAAGAGCAACGTCAGTTTAACTTACTTGCCGCTCCAGGTTATCCAGAGTTAATTGCTAATATGGCAACACTAAACACAGATAGAAAAGAAACAGCACATATCATTGCCGATTCACCTCTACGTTTATCAGCTAATGCCGCTGATTTGCAAGTTTGGAGTAAAAACTCTAATGCCGCAACAGACAACGGCGAAGATGGTTTAGTAACTAATAATGCTTATATGAGTGTATACTATCCTTCAGGATATTCAAGTGATCTAGCAGGTAACGCAATTGTAGTACCAGCAAGTCACATGATTTTACGTACAATGGCTTATAATGATAGTGTTGGTTACCAATGGTTTGCCGCCGCAGGCACAAACCGTGGTAAGATTTCTAACGCTACTGCTATTGGTTATATTGACACAGCTACTAACGAATTTCAAAGTATAGCTGTACGTGAAGGACTACGTGATGTATTATATGCTGACAGAATTAACCCAATTACCTTTATTAATGGTAGTGGTTTAATGAATTTCGGTAATAAATCCCGCGCTTCAACATCTTCTGCAATTGACAGAGTTAACGTTTCAAGGCTTGTTTCATACATGAGGCGCCAATTGGACCTCATGGCCAAACCATTCATCTTCGAACCAAATGATGAACTTACACGTAATGAAATTAAAGGTGTAATTGAGTCGTTTTGTAACGAATTGATGGCAAAACGAGCACTTAACGATTACTTGGTCGTATGTGATGATTCTAATAATACAGCAACACGCATCGATCGTAACGAACTATACGTAGACGTAGCGATTGAGCCAGTTAAATCATTAGAATTTATTTACATTCCAATAAGACTTAAAAATACAGGTGAAATAGCAAAATTATAATATGCTATTATTATTTTTGGGGCGGCGTAAAACCGCCCCATGAATAGGATAAATATTGATAATAACAGGAGAATAATATGTCCGTAGCGTCATTAACAAAATTTACAGTACCAATTAGTGGTGCTGGATCAATGGGTACATTGATGCCGAAACTAAAATATCGCTTTAGAGCGATAGTTGAGAATTTTGGCGTTACTACTCCACGATCAGAGATTACAAAGAACGTAATCGATATTACACGCCCAAACGCTTCTTTCGAGAACCAAGTTTTGGATGTGTATAACTCAAGAATTAATATATTAGGCAAACATACATGGGAACCAGTCGTAATCAACTTACGAGATGATGTAAATGGTGAAATGACACGCAGAGTTGGTGAACAGATGCAGAAGCAATTCGACTTTTTCGAACAGATGAGTCAAGTGTCAGGTGTAGATTATAAATTTACTACAAAGTACGAAGTACTTGATGGTGGTAATGGATCTACTGCACCAGTAGTTTTAGAAACTTGGGAAATGTATGGTTGTTATATTGAAAACGTAAACTATAACGATATGAGTTATTCAGCAAGTGAGCATGCCTCAATTCAGTTAACAATACGTTTTGATAATGCCCTTAATACACCAATTGAAACCGGTATAGGTGTAGCAGTTGGTAGAGGAACAGGAACAATTGCCACAGGTTAATACTAATGGCATCCTTTTTTAATAATTTCTTGCATGGTTTGGCAGCTGGCGATCACGTCAAAGACTACCGCCATGCAAGTAATTTATTTTCTCATGATAATTTTAGGTTAGCACCTAAATTCAGATATCTTTATCATTGTGTAATTGTTTTAAATAAATCAGTAACTCAACAAACATATAATCAAGCCGAACTTGGTTTTATGGTTAAATCAGTAGATTTGCCAGGTATTTCAATTGATGTTGAAACACTAAATCAATATAATAGAACTGCTTATAATTATGGTAAAGTACACTATTCACCAGTCTCTATTACATTTCATGATGACAACTCTAATAATGTTCGTAATTTTTTAGCCAATTATTATTCATATTATTTTGGTGATGGCAATAAAAGTTCAGCAGAGTATAATATAAGAACAGCTGGTGGATTGCGTAATACATTTGAAGAGAATGCTCAAATTCCAGGCGGCTCATGGGGTTTAGATTCAACATTTACTAGATCATATGGTCTTAATTTGATAAAAGAAATCATTATATATTCATTGTCTAAAGGAAAAGGTACATCATATACATTAAAAAATCCTGTTATAACTGATTATAACCATGGATCACATGAAGCGTCTGATAGTTCAGGCCCTATGGAACATACCATTAACTTAAATTATGACGCAATAGTATATGGTGATGCAAATATTGGCCAGATACCAAATTTTGGCGATGGATTTTATGACAAGGCACCAAGTTCGTTATCAGGTGGTGGTAGAGGTTCAAATAGTGTTATTGGTCCAGGCGGTATGTTTGATAAAGGTATGGATATTTATGGTAATCTTAAGACTGGCAATTTGATAGGCGCAGCTGTTGGTGCTTTTCAATTGAGAGAACAAGTCAGAGCCAATGATGTTAGAGATATTCTTAAAAATGAACTAAAAGATTCATTGCCTAGTGCTATTGATTTAGTAACTAGGAATGTTGGAAATTCATTCCCAACAGCAACTCTAAGAAAAGCAGCTGAAATTCGTGGAGCAGAATCTGCAGGTAGTGGAGATTCTGGTGGTGCTAGTGGTCCAGATTTAGGTGGTAGTACATAATGGCTGAATATACAAATTTTGTAGAAAACACAAGTTTGCCAATACATGAAAATGCTGATGGTAATTTTTCTAGTGATGTAAAGCAGAGAAAGTTTTTTGATAATTATTATACTAAGGTAGATTCTGTAGATCCGGCACAATTTGACATTGTACGAGGATTTTTACTTGGACAAGGGCTAGAAGTATCAACGGTTGATAATTTAACTATTACATTATTAGAAGTAGCGAAAGAACAACAATTGGATCCAGTTGAACTTATTGATCAATTGGAATTGGTTGACGATAAAATTCAACTTAATAATATATTATGTATATTATTAAATTCAACACGTAATCGTACTAGTGTATTAGGTTATGGCCAAGCAACTGTAGTTAATACAAATATACAACGAGCAATACTGGCTTAAGTCATGGCAAAATTTGCCCAAGGTCGTTTCCTTCCTAAAAATGGCAAGAAATATGTAGGAACAAAAAGCCCAAAATATAGAAGCGGTTGGGAATATGCTTTTATGCAATTTTGTGATAATCATCCAGGCATCACAGAGTGGGCAAGTGAATCAATTAGAATACCTTATAGAAATCCACTAACAGGTAAACAAACACAATATGTTCCAGATTTTCTTATTGCATATAATGATAGTAGTGGTAAACGCAGAGCAGAGCTAATAGAAATTAAGCCTAAAAGTCAAACATTGGCAGAACATGCTGGTAAAAGCAAATATAATCAAGCACACGTAGCAGTGAATCACGCAAAATGGGAAGCGGCAAATAAATGGTGTCAACGTCAAGGTATTCGTTTTAGAATAGTAACTGAGGACGATATTTTTCATCAAGGTAAGAAACGCTAATAAGTATTAGTGTGTTCGTCTTACCTGAATTCAAGTTTATATTTGTATGTTATCCGCACGGAGCAGGTGGAGAATTTCTGTCCTATATTATAAGTAAATCTGATGAGTGTAATACTTTAGATAGGCGTAAAATAGGTGATAGGCATAAGGTTGATGATATATTTAATCAAAACTTATTACGTATGGACTTTAAACCAGAAAGACTATATGATTATAAAGATACTACTACATTAGATAAGGACAAATATGTTGTAGTTCCTACACATTATAGAGAAGATGACATATGGAAGTATTTTAAGAATTATAAGTTTATTAATATAACATATCCTGCTTCTAAAGAAGGGCATAATCAAGTATTACGTAATATTAAGCGTAAAGTTTGGAATCAACCACAGCCTACACAATTAGAATTCTTTGGCATGTTGTTACAATTAACTACAAATAATGATAAATCATGGTATATTAATACACATTATAATATGAATACTATAGATATTATACTTGCCTCACGCAAACAAGAACTAACAGATAAAAATAGAAAAAAATTAGAAAAAGAGTGGGATAAGGCAGAGTATAGCTATCATTCTGTTGTTGATAGAAATTTAAATATAAGTTATGATGACTTAGATACTCGTCAACAGCACTTATTCTCGCAGAGTAGAATATTAAGGCAAATAAGTGATTATTGTGATATAATTATACGAGATGAAATACATCAAGAGTTTAATAAAAAAATAGAAAATGACAAACAAATATGATTTAAAATATTTAGATGTAATGGTGCAATATGCTTGCAGTTTATCTTGTAGAGGTTGTATAGTAATGTCCAATTATAATCGTAAAGGTCATGTTCCTTGGAGTGATGGTGAGCAGTGGTTTAAAGAATGGAGCAAGCGATTTACAATACGAGAGGTTAATTTAATGGGTGGAGAGCCACTGCTTAATAAAGATTTAAAAAGTTGGCTATTTGGTGTTAGAGAGTATTTCCCTACAGCACGAGTTAAATTTATTACAAATGGATTTCATTACCTTGTGCGTCCAGATTTATATAGTTGGTGTAAAGAATTAGGAAATGTTTTAATACAGACTAGTTTACACTTTTATCCGCCCCCTGAAGAATATATTAACAATGTTAAATTTTTCTTAAAGCATTCTGATTGGGAAGTGACGGCAACCCCGTTTGATCCACCTGATAAACTTATTAAATTAAAAGATAGAAATGCTGACATAAAATGGCATATGAATATGTTTGGTGAATTTAGGCGCCCGTTTATGGGGGAAGGTCCTAGATTAATGCCTGCTAATAATGAAGATTTTGTTGGTGCTTATAAAGTTTGTGGAGCACCAAATTCGCCTACATTGTATAAAAATAAATTGTACAAGTGTCCTGCTGTTGCTAATTTAGATGATACATTAGCATTGTTTAATATACGAGATTCTGAAACATGGCAACCATACCTTAATACAGGTTTAAGTTATGATGATAATTTAGATGAGTTTGTTAACAACATTAAAAAACCAAACTCTATAGTATGTAAGGCTTGTAGCAATAATCCAGATGAAATAGAATATGATCATTATGGACAAGGAAGTGTTATAACACGGAAACAATATAATGCAATATTTGCTAACTAGTGGTTGCGGAATAAGTCAACGAGAATTTAAACATTATCCAATTTGGGTACATTTCCCTATTCTTACACATAAATTAAAACATTTGTCTATGGGAGGACCTGCGGTAGGTAATGAGTTTATAGGACGAGTGTGTAAAAAACATATACTAGAAAACTTGGATAAAGAGTTAGTAGTAATAATACAATGGACTAGTATTGGTAAATTAGATATGTTTGTTGAGGATACTGAAGTCTTAAAGCAAATAAAAACATTTAATTTAAGAAATTTTATTGTAGACATGAAAGCAAATGTTGTAGACGATAAAGGGTTTTGGGCAAGTAGTCATAGTCAAGACAATATAATCAAAGAGTTATATATACAATCTAAAATATATGATCATTTAAAAGACTTAGAACAAATACTTGATGTACAAAATTTGTGTGAGTTACATAATATTCCTTATTATTTCTTTTATGGATATCCTTTTGATTTTGAATTTATAGACAATACAGAAGAATTATCACATTTACGGAATAATATTAAATGGGATAAGTTTGTAATACATACGCCAATATATGATTTATATAAAGAAAGTGATCATTATCAGTATCGCATATTTGAAGATCCAAGATTCATGTCTCCAATGCCATCTTTTCATATAGAGTTTTATATTAAACATATTGCACCAATTTTAGATATGCATTTTACACCAATAAATTTTGATATAGAAAAATTAAAAGAATATTGTGTTGAAATTACAAATAAAATATATTATGAGTATAAAAATGTACATTGATGCAAACAAAGTAACTTTATTACATGTTGAACTTACTAGTAGATGTAATGCATCTTGTCCAGGTTGTCTACGTAATAATAATGGATTTGGACTTCGTCCTGGTCTAGATTTAATGGATATACCAGTTAAAACTGTTATGCAGGAAATGATTAAACTCCCAAATTTAAAAGTTTTACATTTATGTGGGAATCTTGGCGATCCAATTGCTTATAAACATTTTATACCATTACTAAAAAAAGTTGAACAATATAATAAAATTCAATTACATTCTTCAAGACAGCAGAAATATATAGACATACATACAAATGGTAGTTTGCGATCAGTAAAGTGGTGGGAAGAATTAGGGGAAAATTTATATAATAATTTTTATAATTCGCATCAAGTTGTTTTTGGTATAGATGGTTTAGAAGATACGCATAGTATACATCGTCAAGGAACTAATTTTAATAAAATAATAGATAATGCTAGAGCATTTATAAATGCTGGTGGTGTAGCGGAGTGGCAGTATTTAAAATTTAAACATAATGAACATCAAGTTGATGAAGCAAGACAGTTATCACAAGATATGGGATTTAAACAGTTTTTCGTTATGCGGCCGTTTATTACACCAAATGCAAGGCATTGGAAAACTGGTGAACTATTGTCTGGAAAACGCGGCCGCGGCGGCGGCGGGGGCGGTGGTTCAAACGATGGATATGGTGGTACTGGTGGGCAAGGCGGTGGTGCGAACGGCTGGCCTCAAAGTGGGCTAGGTACAGACGGTCTGGGTGGCGGTGGGTTGCAACAATCTTATACATATACTGATAGGCAAGTTTTGAATGATGCTGTTGATGGAAGTTTCACACTTAATAATTATGTTAAAGAAAAAGATTGTATGCATGTAGATATAGATAGAGATGATACTGGAAATTATAGTTTATTTTTATCTGTTACTGGAAAAATCTTGCCATGTTGTCACTGGAACAATGATTTATCGCACAAAGAAAAATATGATATAGATACATTAGATATTAAAGAAGAGTTTAATAATAATGATTATCGATTAACGTGCCGTATAATATGCGGATCCTGTAAATAGTATTATGACTAAAAAATTAGAAGAATTATTTGATTTGGAAACACCTGTTGAAGAAAAGCAACCAGATAGTAATATAGCAAAAACAGAAGCTAAAAAACTTAGAAAAGTTTTGTCTGATGTAGATAAAATAGATAGTGCATTGCCAATGGTGCGTAATTTAGAAGCGACAGATCAAGAAATGGATAGTATTGCTACTAAATCTGTAGATACGTTTAATGACTTAATGGACTTGGGTATGAATGTAGAGGCACGGTACGCGGGCAAAATATTTGAAGTTGCTGGCACTATGATGAAAAATGCTATAGATGCTAGAGCTGCTAAAATAGATAAAAAATTGCGTATGGTTGAATTACAAATTAAAAAACAACGAGTAGATCAGCAAGGTAAAGATCTTGATCCATATGGTGAGACAATGGATGGAGAAGCAATCATAGTAGCAGATCGTAATGAATTAATTAAACAAATTTTAAATCAAAATAATGACAAGAAATAATATTTGTATATTGCCGTGGGTGTCTATAGCAGTAATGCCTACGGGGAATGTATATCCGTGTTGCATGACAACTAATTATAAATCGGCTGGTAATGTGAATGATTCTACTTTGGAAGAAATATGGAATGGCGAACGGATGCAGTATATTAGAACTTCTATGCTTGAAGATAAAAAACTTGATATGTGCTCGGAATGTTGGAAGGTAGAGGAAAAAGGAAATGAACATAGTACTCGTAATTGGGCAAATAGAAATTTTAAACATCATTTTAACTTATTAGATAATACGATAGATGGAAAAACAGATTTAAATTTAGTTTATACTGATATAAGATTTTCAAATAAATGTAATCTTATGTGTTTTTATTGTGGGCCTGTTTTTAGTAGTAAATGGGAGGCCTTTAATAAGAAGCAGTTTAAAAATTATAAACCACTACCACCAATTAGTGACACAAAACAGTTATTAAGTAGTTTATTAGAGCATAGTTCTAGTTTAGAGCAAATATATTTGGCAGGTGGCGAGCCCAGTATAATGGATGAAAGTTATACTATGCTTGAAATGATGATAGATATAGGTATAGCAAGCAATATTAAATTATTATTGAATAGTAATATGTCTAATAAGACATATAAACATAATGGAATTGTTAAAAACTTTTGGGATTTGATTTCTCAATTTAAAGAAGTAGAACTATCAGCAAGTATCGATGAAATAGAAGAACGTGCAGAATGGATACGTTATGGTGAAAAATGGGACAATATTGTAGAAACTAATGATTATGTAAAGCAATATCCTAATATTAATGTACACTATTCTCCAGTTATGTCAATATTTAATTTTCATAGATTGCCTGAGATGTTTTTATATTGGCAAGATAAAGGATGGATTGACAAGCATTTTAATATAATATTGCCTGCTGAACCTGGGTTTGGTACAAATGCTGATTTTAAGTTTTTACCTTATGAATTTAAATTACAAACTAAAGAGAAATTAGAAAAATTTATGAAAGATGAGGTTCTAGTAGTACGAAACCAACCACTTGCTAATACAATATCCAGTTTAATTACTTCAATGATTGATTATAATGACAATTCAAAGACTATCCGCTTTAAGCTTCCAAACGACAGTACCGAAAGCACTTCCCTGCGCGTCACCAGAAGTTTAGAGCAAGTAAGTTGGGATATTAATTTACATGACAAAGTAAGAAAAGCACAGTTTAGTGATATATTTCCAGAACTAAATTTTTTAAAAACAACTAAATAAGTATTATACCTTAATGAGCAATATTATGAAAAGTTTGAAAACATATATAACAGAAGCAAAGACAGAGTATCCTTTTAGGTTAAAGTTTGCTGTAGATCTTACAGATGAACACTTAGATACTCTAGAAAGTTGCCTACAAAGATATGGTGTAAAAAGCGTATCTAAAGCAACCAAAACAATCATGCAAAAGCATCCAATGGATTTTGGTAACTTGCCAGCCGGCGAGATACACATTGTAGATATTGTATTAGAATATCCTACAACTCCAGACACACTAACCTCTTACTTACACAGTAAATTAGGTGTCCCACAAAGTCACATTGTAGTACGTAGTCCAAACCATCCTGAAGAAGTTCAAAATGACAAGGACCAGAAAGCGGCAGATGATAAGGATCCAGACGCAAAGCCAGAATCTCTATTAGATAGTGATTATGAAGATAGCGATAATGAAGTTGTAGCAGGACAAGAACATACTGACGCAATGCTAGACGCAGAAGATAAAAAGCGCAAGGGCAGATTGTTTGATATGATTAATTTTGAAAAAGATCCAAGTAGTGAAATTGAGCATGATCCAGATGAACTTCTCAAAGCTCCACAAGGTACAAAATCACCAGTAGGAAGTAACTAAAATGGAAGGTACAAAATATAATTTAAGTATTACAACAAGTGGCGAAAATGGCGACCATGCTTCAACTAATATTAGCACAAGTAATCCAGCACAACTTGCAGATATATTGCAACTAGCAGGAATGCAAGGTGGACATCCAGTTGCTCTTAGCGCACCTGAAGCACCAGCACTTGAAGCACCAGCACCTGAAGAGCACGGCTCGTGTGACGTATGTGGCGGTATGCATGAAGATGATGAGCATGTTATAGAAGGCGATAGTTGGGATAATGAGCCAGATGAAGTGACACTTGCTCCAGATAGTTCAGAAGGCAATGACTTACATAAAGTAAAGAAAACCTATCCAAAAGTGAATGGTGGTGATAATCCAATGGCTTTAGAAGCTGCAGAAAGTAAACTTCGAGAAAAATGGGAAGACTTTTTAGCAGAAGACATGGAATCACATTCTGAAACAGAACTAGCAAGTCCTTGGAAAATAACAGAACAAAGCGAAGCACAAAAAGCAGCCTTTCAAAAAATGCTTGATGCTAAAAACGGTAAGAAAGAAGAAACTACTGAAGAAACAGAAGAAGAAACTGTTGATGAAGCCGCCGGCAAGGCCTGTAAAAACAAGAAACATGTTCCAGAAGATACATTAGATTTAAAGAAACTAGCAGGCATTTAACATGCTCTTAGCAGAGTTACTTACTAATGAACGTAAACTAACGGGTGGAGAAAAACGTTCAAAGGAAGCATGGGTTAAAAAATTAAAGCCACATATTGATGATGAAAATATGTTATATGCTGTAGCAACTAATAACGCTAAGAAAAAGAAGTAGTAACCCCGATCTCTGTTAAATAGTGGTATGGCCAATAAATCTCTTGACGGCAATTTAGTTAAACGAGCACACACTCGAGAATCATATACTGACGAACAACTGCTAGAGTTGGCAAGATGTGCAGATCGTGACACTGGTCCTGACTATTTTATAAACAATTTCTTTTGGATCCAACATCCACGTCGCGGCCGTATTCCATATAAAGCGTATGGGTATCAAACAAGATTACTTGATAGTTATCATACTCACAGATTTAGTATAAATTTAATGCCTCGGCAAACAGGCAAAACCACAACTGCCGCAGGTTATATATTGTGGTACGCAATGTTTATACCCGATAGTGCAATATTAATCGCCGCACACAAATATGCAGGTTCCCAAGAAATTATGCAACGTATACGGTATTCGTATGAAGACGTGCCAGACCATATACGCCCAGGTGTATATAGTTATAACAAAGGTAGCATAGACTTTGATAATGGTAGTAGAATAATTAGTACAACAACTACTGAAAACACTGGACGTGGTATGGCACTTAGTATGCTATACTTGGACGAGTTTGCGTTTGTAAAACCTAGCATTGCGAGAGAGTTTTGGACAAGTATTTCACCTACATTGGCAACAGGTGGTAAAGCAGTTATAACATCAACGCCCAATAGTGATGAAGATCAGTTTGCTATGATTTGGCGTCAAGCAAATAAAACTATAGATGAAGACGGTAATGAAACCAATATAGGACGCAATGGATTTTTTGCGTTTAGATCATACTGGAATGAACACCCAGAGCGTGATGCTAAATGGAAAGCAGAAGAAATGGGACGCATTGGTGCAGAACGTTTTGCTAGGGAACATGATTGCGAATTTATTATTAATGATGAAACATTGATAGATTCGAGGACATTATCAGCGTTGCGCCCAACGGATGTTTTAGAGAAACACGGACAAGTTAGGTGGTTTGATAAACCTAAAAAAGGACATAATTATTTGGTGTCACTTGATCCAAGTTTAGGTACAGGTGGAGATAATGCCGCTATCCAGGTATTTGAAATACCAACTATGAAACAAGTTGCAGAATGGATGCATAATAAAACACCAGTACAAGGACAAGTGAGAATACTGCGGGATATTACTAATTATATTACAAATGAGATAGATCATAGAGATGAATCACAGCCAGCTGTTTGGTATAGTGTAGAAAATAATACATTAGGTGAAGCGGCTCTTGTAGTTATTGATGATCTCGGTGAACAACAATTTGGTGGAGTATTTTTAACAGAAACACGCAAGCATGGCAACACGAAACGTTATAGGAAGGGGTTTAACACCACACATAAAAACAAATTATTAGCATGTAGTAGGTTAAAAAACCTTGTAGAAACAGATAAAATAACGTTAAGAAGTAAGAATTTAATATCGGAACTAAAGACATATATTGCTCGCGGCCAAAGTTATGCCGCTAAAGATGGTGAAACAGATGATTTAGTTGCCGCAACATTATTGGTTATAAGGATGAGCTACGAAGTAAGGCAATGGGATACTGGGTTATTTGACAGACTTAAAGATGGCATGGATCAAGAGCATGATATGCCAATGCCTTTTATAATAGTTTAATATAAATACTATACGTTATGAAAGAAATAGAACGCATTGCAGAAGATTTATTTAATAAATTAAGATCAGTATATCCAACATTGCAAATTGGAGATGCTAGTGCGAATAAAATACTAGAACCAGAAGAGGCTCGCTTTTTTGATTTTGTATTTGAATCTAATGGTGCAGATGTTGGTTCTGTAACTATTAGTTTAGTTGATGACCAATTTAAAGTATATTACAGTAAAGAATTAACAGAAAGTTTGGGTGAAAATAAACAGCAATGGTTTAGTTTTTTACGTGAAATGCGTCAGTTTGCAAAAAGACGATTAATGACATTTGACGTAAGAGATATTACAAAATCTAATCTAGAGCGTAAAGACTTTGAGTTTTTACGTACACAACAACAAGAATTTAGGGATTCTGATATGAATGAAGGCAAAATGTACGGTAGCATTAAAAGCAGTTACCAAGATTTAGGCGAAACAGCAAAAATTATTGTAAGGCATAAACGCCCTGTAGATGAGGACGTTAGAGGTTCACGCAGTAGACACATTAGTAAAATTTTTATTGAAAATACTGACGGCGAACGTATGCTTTTACCATTTAAAAACTTACTAGGCGCAAGAGCAGCCGCAAGGCACGTTAGTGAAGGCGGGCAACTACATGATGATATTGGCGCACATATTACTAACACAGTGGGCCAAATGGGACAGTTAAAGAATTTTATTAATTACAGTAAACGAAATAAATTGGTTAATGAGGATACTGTTGATATTGTAGAAAGTGTACGCGATGCGTATAACAATGTTAGGCAAGACTTAACTAGAATGACCTCACGTCGTGGTTATAGTAACTTTGCTGAAGGCTTTGAGCCAATAGAAGTAACATTATCTGAAGACGACTTAGACGCAATGAAAGACCAATTTACTGTAAAGAAGCATGATGATAATGTTTTTGAATCCCTACCACTTATCAACAGCATTTACAAAACTGCTATGGAAAATAAAGCAAATACACTAAACCAAATTAGAGAGTTTATTGATAGTGGTGATCTAATGTTAGAAAGTTCACCTGATAGTGATATGTTAGCACGGTCAGTACAACATTCAGATGTAAGAGGTTTAGTACAAGCGGCGTTGGAAGATATTAATACACGTATTGTAGATAATAATATCATTAAAGAGTTTGCACAAGCACACCTTAACAAAGAACTTACAGAGTCAGAAGAAAGTGCGTTAGCAGTTCAATTGGCTAAAAAATATGTAAGTGATTTAGGACGCATTGCTGAAGATGCAGAGTATGCAGAGCGTGTACGACACTTCCAAGTTGAAGACAATGAGTTTGTTGACGAAGCACAACTAGTTGACGAGTGGGCAGACAGCATTGTAAACAAATTGGAAGAAAGTTTACGTGCGCCTCAGTGAAATTGTCGACGACGGCACTTATCGAGGAGGAAGTTATAGATCTGGCACTGATACTAGAGTTGGACAAGATGTAGGTATCATTGGCGGCCGCTCAGGTAATTTATTTCGTGGTGTTGAGCCTGATGGTAGTAGTTCTAGTGGTAATGTCACAGCTGTGACAGCCGCCCCAGTCCCAAGCACCAACAAT